AATCATCTATATGATAAGTATTTATCGTATAAGGAAAAAGCTGATAAGAGAAGTCCTGAGTATAATCCTAACTACGGTCTTCATGTTTTTTCTGTTTATGACATGCCTAAAGGATGGATGGATGAAGCGATTATTGCAGAGGCAAAACAACAGCTATCTGAATTGCAATTCCAAATGGAGTATGAATGCTTGTTTCCTGCTGAATCCGATGGATTCTTTCCTGCAAAACTTATGTTTGGTGCTAGAAAACCATCTGTATTATTGGAAGCAGAAGGTAGCAAAGGTTCAGAATATGTATTCGGAATTGACCCTGCTCGTAGTGGAGACAACTTCGCACTTGTAGTTTTAAAGCTAGGAAATCCAAATAAGATTGTAGCTTGTTATTCATTAAATCGTAATACATTCCCTGAGATGCATGACTTTATTAGACATATGATTAGGCAGTATAGCAAAAATGGCGGTAGGGTAGTAAGACTACACATGGATAATGGTGGTGGAGGACAGACAATCAAGGACTACCTTGCAGAAGAATATGCTTGGTTTGATGCATCATCAAACATTTGGAGAACTGACCCCGCTATTATTGACATGGATGACGAAGACCAACAATATCTAACTGGTGAGCGTATCCTTAAAATGCAAGTATTTAATGCTCAATCTGTCAATACAATGAACTATGACTTAAGAGCAGACTTAGAGAAAAATAGAGTAATCATGCCTAGCCAACCTCAAACTGAGGAAGATGATGGTATGATATTTAGAGATATTTTTGACGAGATAGAAGATATGATAACTGAGACTATGACAATTGTTCCTACACCTATGAAGTCAGGTTTTCTACATTTTGATACACCTAAGCAAAAGATGAAAAAGGATAGATACTCTGCTTTCTTGTTAGCGTGTCAAGGTGCAAGAGAACTTCAAAGAGATTGGGGAGGTCCACCTGTCAAAAAGCTAGCTACTGGATTTAGAAGAAACTCGTGGCTTGCAGGCAGTAGTTGGTAGGTTGCATATTTTTTATATAGTGTTCTTAAATATATTAATAGAAGGGAGTGAGCCACCTAAATGACAGAAAATAATAGCAATATTGTTGAGAAAGTAGACCTAGGCAACGGTAGAAAACAAGTGACATTCAAAGTCGATGCTACAGACCTAAATAAATACTTTCCACAGCTAGAAGAAGCAGGAATTAAATACGATATAGTAGGAGACTACAAACTTGGTAAAGGTAGTGTCAAAAGTAGATACGAACCAACAGGTAATGAATATATGCAGTATTATAATTCGAATTACAAGCCATATACACAAGCATTATCAACTCCTTTAAGTCCACATGAAAAGATAAGACTAGCAAGTGAATTATATTTCAAGGAACCTATTATCGGTACTGTTATTGACATGATGGTGGATTTTAGTGCAAGTGGTTTTGAAAATGAATGCGAGGATAAAGATGTAAAGAAGCTATATGATGAATGGGGTAAGCAAATTAAACTCAAAGAAATTATAGAGCAAATTTTCCTAGAGTACTATAGGAGTGGGAATGTATCTATCTATAGAAGTAATGTAGATGCTAAAGTTAGCAAAACAACAAAGACAACTAAGGCTACAGCAAAAAATACATACAACTTTCCCGGTGGTTATACTATCTTAAATCCTATGAATGTACATATTGAAGGAACTTTACTATTCAACCAAGAGATAGCCTTTCTACAATTGAACGAAGAACTTATTAATATCGTAACAAAAGGAGATAACGCATTACAAAAGTTAATTCCTGATGACATTGTAAAAGCTGTACGCTCAGGCAAGGGTATGATTCCACTAGACCCTAAGTTATATAGTCGTATTACTCGTAAAAAACAACCATATGAAAGATACGCAACACCTTTCTTAGAGAGGGTATTTGAACCAATTATGTACAAACAAAAACTAAGATTGATGGATGTATCTACTATAGAAGGATTAATTAATCAGTTGGTTACAGTTACTATCGGTAATGATGAGTATCCTGCTGATGACAAGGATTTAGAGGCAATCGCACAACTATTCCAAACACCTAGTAAATCATATACTGTTTTTTGGAACCACACATTACAAGTTCAGTTTCATAAACCCGAAGGTCTTGATACACTAACACAAGATAAATACAAGCAAGTAAATGACGATATTCTTGCAGGTCTTGGAGTAAGTCGTGTACTTATTGATGGTCAGGGTGCAAACTTTTCAACTGCTTGGGTTTCAATTCTTTCATTGATTGAGAGATTGGAAAATACAAGACACAAGGTTGTTTCGTGGCTAGAGGACGAGTATAAGCGTATTGCTGATGAAAATGGATTTAAAACTGTACCTAAAGTACAATTCAATAAAATGAATCTTAGAGAAGACAACTATATTCGTGATGTTCTATTGGCTATGTATGACAGAGGATTGCTTGATGAAGAAGATATTCTTAAGGAAACTGGTCGTGACTATGAATCTATTGTAGAAACTAAGAAGAGAAATAAGAAGAATGAAGAATTATTCTACCCTCCTGCTCAACCATTCCAAGGTAACCAAACTGGTACAAATGATGGAAAACCTAATGGTCCGAACAAAAATCCTATGAAACAACGGACTACATCACCTGAGCAGAATAGTGGAAATCCACCAAAATCTAAGGCAAATTTGGCAATAGCATATTCTAAGCAACTAGAGGAAGAATATGAAACTGAGTTGGTAGATTACTACAATTCTATTAAAGCAGACATAGTAAAACTTGTAGAAGACAATAAAGATAAAGACCATACTTTATTAGAAATTCTTCTTGCAGGTGCTTTACTAGGAATGTTTAAATCGTTTAGCCACATTGGAGATAAATATATTGATGATGCTTATAATAGTGAGATTTCCTATTACACTAGCGACATTGACGTAAATAAAACCAATAGCATTAAGAATCAATTAAAGCAGTGGAATAATAGCTATGTTCAGAAACTAGCTAATGACATAAAAAATGGGATAATCAAAAATATCTCAAATGAATTACCAATTAATATTGCAGTAAATAAGGCATTTAATTCAAATGCTTATAGAGTACCTGCTATGTCAGAGGCTATTATTTTAGATTCAACAAGGCAGGCTAAGATTCAAGGTAACGAGTTCTTAGGTAATAACACTGCCACTTGGAGAGCACACCTTGATGATATGACCTGTGCTACATGTAGGGGTTTAGATGGTCAGTCATTTAACATTAATGACATTCCACCAAGACCACATGCACATTGTCGTTGTGAGTTAGATTTTAACTAAGGTGGTGATAAAGTGAGCAAAGAGCATAAAAACTCATTATTAGAGAAGTTTGATATGCAGGTAGTTTCTGTTGAGGCTTGCGATATTACTGAGGTAAAACAGTCATTCGCAGGTTTAGCTGATAGAGAAGACCTAGCACTAGACCCTGACTTAATGTTTGCAAAGTTTATTATGTGTCACGAGGGTTCGAATGCAAATGGTGATACATTCACTAAGGATGTATTGTTCAGAGCACAATTTACTCCTCGATTCAAACCTATTGATTGGGAGCACGGTCAACCTATGATTGGTACTATCCTTGATAGTAGGTATGCAGAGGATGCAGAGGGAACAGCTTACATTGAAGCAATCGGTGTAATTTGGAAGTTCATCTATCCTGACATGGCAGAGCAAATCAAAGCCAAGTCTTCTACTGGTGAATTAAGACTTTCAATGGAATGTTATTTCCAAGATGCTAACTACAAATACGGAGACCAAATTTTCGACCAAGAGCAAGCTGACGAATTAGGATTGATTAGCTATGTAGGTCGTGAATATATGGGTCAAACAGTTTATCGTGTATTTAAGGATGTTATATTTGGTGGAGTTGGTGTTGTAGCTAATCCTGCTGATAAAGGAGCAGTATTCTTATCAGTTGCTAAAAAGAAAGCAGAAGAGATTATACAAAACAATGAAATTGTAAATGACCTTACTGACGAGCAAATCAAAGCAATTGCAGAGATTATAAGAAACACTAACGACTTTACTGATAAAACATTATCAAATGAAACGATTGATGCTGTTACAGTTTCTAAGTTTGTAAGCGTGTTTGATAAGGCAAAGAGCGATATTGTTAATAGATTCAACAAAGACCATATCGCAACTAAGGAACAGTTAGTTTCTGAGGTTAGAAGTATTATCGAAAAACTTCTATCTGATGTTTCTAATATAAATAATGATTACTCTAAAGGTCTTGCTAATGAAGAAGACCCTAATCTAGAAGATTGCGACCAAGAAGATATTACGGAGGTAGCAAACGAAAAAGAGGGAGGAAGTGAAGAAATGGAACTAGATAATCAAGAAGTTATTGCAGATGAAAATATTGAAACTGTAGTAGCGGAAGAAGAGGTAGTTGAAGATGTTGTTGAGGATGTTGTAGATGAAGTTGTTGAAGATGCAACTGACTACAAGGCATTAGCAACTGAGTTAGAAAACAAGGTTAAAGACCTTGAAGGTAAACTTAAGGATAAGGATTCTGCATTTGCTAGCCTTAAAGAAGAGTTTACTGCACTTAAAAACAAGGTGGAAGCTAGTGAGAAAGACGCATTAGCAAAGTCTCGTTTAGCTGAACTTACAGAATTAGGTGTTGAGTTTTCAGAGGCTCGTAAAGCTAAGGAACTTGAGAAAGTTTCTGCTATGGATAACGATGCTTTTGCTGATTACAAAGAGTTCTTATCTGAATTAGTAGGTAAAACAACTCAAGTTGTAGCAGAAGAAGTTGTAGAAGAAGTTGTAGCTGAGGAAGTAGAAGTCGAATTAGAAGAAGCTGAGGTAGCTACAGCAGGTCTTAATATTGAGACTGAACAGCCTAAAGTTATTAAACCATTTAGCCACTTGGCTGAATAATTAAAAAATACCAAGGAGGAAACAAATAATGTTAAAAGCTGTATTTGAAGGTAAATTAAATCCTTTCTTAAAAGCACCATCTGCTGATATTAATGCAGGTACTTTAGTTAAATTGGCATCAGGAGGTACTTTTGCTGTTTGTGCAGTAGGTGACGAGCCATACGGTGTTCTAGCACAAAATGTTCGTTCTCGTAATGTTGACAACTTCAAACTAGACTCTGTAACTCACACTGCATTCTACGGTGAAAAAGCAGGTATCTATTTCGAAGGCGGAGTTTACTACACTGACAACACTGCTGTTGCTGTAAACGAAGGTGACAAGCTATATGTAGGTGCTAACGGTCAGTTTACTAAGACTGTTCCGGGTTCAGGTTTTACTGGTGCTGTAGCAATTGCTGAACAAACTGCTAATGCAGGTGCAAAAGTTCGTATTCGTTTCGTAAAATAATATATAACACACTAAACTATTAAATGGAGGTTTAAAATAATGTTAAATGATTACAAAATTTCTTTAGCTTACAACCTAAAAGAAAACAAAGCATTAGCAGGCGAAGAACTAAATCAATTTATTGATAACTTCAAAGCTACTGCGGAAGATGCAGAATTGCGTCAAGCATTTGCGGCTAGCCTAGCTATCCCTGTGTTAAAAACAATTGCACCACAAACTTCTGTGCGTGACATTTTCATGGTAGATGAATTACCTGCGGGGTCACTTGCAGAATATCCAATCGACCTAGACGATATCGAGACAGCGGTAGTAATGCCTCGTGTTGGTGCTATTCCTCAAAACATCGTAGTAGGAGATAGCTTAATTGTTCCTACTTTCGAAGTAGCTAACTCTGTTGAGTGGAAACTTACTTTCGTTCGTGATGCTCGTTACAACATCGTTGAGCGTGCTCTTGAAAAGCTAGCTGAGTCATTCATTCGTGCAGAAGAAAAAGCAGGTTGGGATACTATCCGTGGTGCTATCCAAGCATCTAACACTTTAACTACTGCTGAAACAGCTTTAACTAAGAAGTTGTTCAACCAACTAGTTACTGAAATGAGAGCAGTTTCAGGGTACAACCCTACTGTTGTTTATGTTTCTCCTCGTAGAGCATCCGATATTCGCTCATGGACTCAAACTATGATTGACCCTGTAACTCAGCGTGAAATCTTCATGGCAGGTGGAATTGGTTCTGTATTCAATGTTGAGATTCGTGAACTTCGTACTCTAGGAGACAATGAAGTATTTGTTTTTGATACTTCTAAGTTAGGTGTTATGCCTATCCGTACTCGTCTTCAAACTCATGATGACCCAACTGCTATTAAGCGTATCCGTGCAGGAGTTCTAGCTTTCGAAGAAATCGGCTTTGCTGTAATCGACAAAAAAGCTATGATGTATGTTAACCTAAGCGGTCAAGCATATAGCCTATAATTATAATATAAATATTTTATAAAATCCGCCTTGCCCTGCTAGTTAGGGGGGCGGAATTTTATTTTAAAAAGGAAAGGTGAATGGATAAAATGGATTTTAAAGATTTTAAGGGGTTAGTTAAGATTAAAAATAAGTCAGACGGAAGAGTTGTGTCAGATGCATTCTCACTAGGACATGATGACGAAGTAACTATTAACACACAAAGATTGCCTAAGTCAGTACTTGAAGACTTAAATATTTTTTATGTAATGGGAGCAATTGAGGTTGATACAAACGTCACGCTACAAAATGTAGCTAAGGACGGGAATGTTAGAGTTGTAGAAACTCTAAAGGGCGAAGAAGGCAAAGAAACGAATGAGCATGTAGTATTCGACCCTGAATCAGCTAAAAAAGATAGGCTATTAAAAACTGAAATCATTGATAATAACAATAAGGCAATTAAGGTTAATGCCATGAACAAAGAAGATGCAGTAGACTTCTTAGGGCAACATTGGAAGCGGATTGAAAAGGATGTTGAAGCTATTATTGATGTTAGTAAGTTAGAATACCTTCTATCTGTTGCTGATGAACTAGGAATGACAGGCAATAAGAAACACGAGATTCTTAAAGGTAGAATTAATGAACTGAGATAGTACTAAATGTATTGGGAGTGATTATTGATGGCTAATTATTTTACGCTCACCTATGATACTACTGGTCCTGCTAGCCCAAGTATAAGCATTAATAGTGGTGCTACATATGCGACAGCAGTATTGGTAACTGCTACAATCGGGACCACTGATGGAACAACAACTGGATACCAAATGAAGGTTTGGGGAGACCTAGACTTGGCATGGTGTAAGACAAATGGTGTCGTTGGTGCAGGAGCAACAGGTGTAGCCGAAGCTGATGCACTATGGATTACATATGCAACTAGTAAACAATTGCAATTATCAACTGGTGACGGAACAAAAACTGTATATTTGAAAATACGAGATGATGTTAATAACCCATCTGCACAAGCGTCAGATACTATCATCTTAAATACTGCATTGCCAACAGTTACAATTAGTGGACCTGATGTGCCTAAGATTTCTAAGCAAACAGGAAAAGATACTTCATCGTTCACATTCCAGTCAGACCAAATCTTTACGGATTACATGGTTAAGGTTGTGTCGGCTAGTGGTGCGGATAATACAACTGGAACTACAATTGCAACTACCAATGGTTCCACTAATACAAGTGGAAGTGCAGGAAACTATTCTGCTAATACTCCTATTACTGTTACTATTAAAGGTGCAGACCTAGAAGTAGCAAGTGCAGGAGACGGTTCTAAGATTATCAAAGTATTCTGTAAAAACCAAGCGGGTCAATGGAGTGCGTAATATCAATATCCTGCTGTCTTAATTGTCGGCAGGATTTTTTAGTAGGGGGAGGTTGATTTTTTAATGGCAGGATATTTTTCACTAGAATTTGATACCACTGGACCGCAAATAGAAATATACGCCCCTAAGTATACGGATAGGGCAAGTAATAATGAGATAAGAATAGTGTCAAATGAGAAACTATCTAGTTTTCAAAACATATATATCGTTGATAGTCAGGGAACGAGGCATGATGTAATATTTTCATTTGATGGAGATAGGACATTGACAGGTAACGTAATTTTTAATGACTATCCAATTGGAGTTACAACTATATTCGCTCAGGTAAAGGATGAAGTAGATAACATATCAAATCTAGCTAACTTTCCTATAAGTGTAATAACATCAACTTATAACTTCATGTTAAGACTAACGATGGCAGAGGAAGTAAGAAACAACACAATGACTATTAAAGGAAGGACTGTCATTGCTAATGAAAAACAAAGCATTAAAGCTATGTCTGAAAAGAGTAGAAAAGTAACTACGAGCGAAAAGACTAGAGAAACAAAAGTTAGTGATATAGATTAGAAAGGCGGTAATTATATGGCTAGTTATAAATCAGGAGATACGATAAGGCTGTTATGTACATTTAAGGACTTCGCAGACCAATTAACTGACCCTAGTTTGATAAATGTTAAAATATATGACCAAAAATATGTAGTGATAGAAACTATTAGTGTTCCTTTGTCATCAAACAAAATAAGCGTGGGTAACTATTTTTATGATTATACAATACCAAGTGCATACATAGGTCAGACCTTATATTATGAATGGTATGCTGAGATTGGTGGACTACCATCATTGAATCGTAATAGTTTTCAAGTAGTATTTATTTAAAAGGAGGTTTTTTTAAATGGCAATAGGAGGTCAAGTAGGGAAGATATTTTCTGTTCCACAAGCAAAAGTAGCAAATCCAACAGTTTTATTGCAGTTAACAGCACAAACAACAGGAACAATGGCTTTAACTACATACTATGTAACCTATACATTTACAACAGCAGACGGTGGAGAAACAGCACCAAGAGCAGAGCAATCAATAACATTGTCAGGAGCACAAAATAGCATAAGGGTTGACTTGGGTTCGTCATATTATCCTGCTAATGCAACAGGTATAAATGTATATATGGGAACAGTAAGTGGGCTAACTTCATATCAAGGTTCTGTGACAACAATAGGTCAAGGTCTTGTTATAAACTCTTTGTCGTTATCAGGAAAAGCAGTTCCAACTTACAATAAAACATCTTGGCAGGACATTAACCCATCAACAATAGGTCTTACAACTGGAAGTGAGTTTATAATACATAATATTTACTACAGCGATGCAATGGCAATGGCAATAGCAAATGGAACTGACCAAGTTGTGTATGATGGAGACACAAACAACGGAGCAAGAATGGGAACAACAATTCATTGCAATGGGAATCAGTGGTTAAGAGTATTTAATACAAATGTATCAAACTTGCTATATGTTACATTTGATGGAATACAGACAGTTTAGAGTGGTGATATAAAATGACAGTTATAACACTTAACAATGTGAAAAGCAAGTTAAGGAAAATAGGCTTAACAGTTGGTACTGACAGGTGGATTGACAATTTACAAAGCAGACTTACTAAAATTTTCGGAGATTTTAGTTGGTCGTATTATCATGAAGAAGATACTTTGGTGATAAGTGGATTACCTGATGATGTTGAGATACCAAATGCATTATACGCTATAGGGGATGTGGTATCAAGTGGCAATAATATCTTATGATACAGGTAAATTTAGAATTAGCCAATTAAAAACATTTACATTTAAACCTCAGATAAGCCAAATTTGGCAATCAGGTGTTACATTGCCAACTACAAAGCCTGTCCCAGGTCAGGCTACATATGTAATAGACCCTAGTATTGTTTCAATTACACCAGTTGCTTCATTTAGAGTTGTACCTTATGTTTTGGCAGGAGGGCAGAACCTCTCTGGTGCTTCTGTGGTCATAAGTTATGAATACCTTAGAAATGGTGTTGTTGTAGCATCAGGAGTTAGTTCTAGTATACCTAATGGTCAGTATTGGTCATTTGTTCATATGAAAGAGACATATAGTTGGCAATCTTCCTTTGGTGATTCATTAGAGTTGAGAATGTATGCAAGTGCAAGCGGTGTTACTTTAGATTTAAATCTTTTCTTCGTTTATCCTACTAGGATAGACTTTGGAATTGGAAGTAATGCATTTATAAAAGATTTTTCGTATCAATATACTTCAATGTCCAATAGTGTTACCACAACAAATCCATATAATTCCAATATGAAGATGTTGGCAAACTGGACAGGTGCGTTATTTAATTATCCTACTACTAATACTAGTAATACAATTACATTGCAAATGCCTACTCCCGGAACTACTATACCGATAATGTGTCAGCATTCAATATACAAGGCTTTCGAAACTCAGGGTGGTATTATTTTTACAGTTTCAGGATTTACAAATAACGCATCACAGATTTCATTTGCACAGCCAAATTTCTTAATATCAGCAACATATAGGGTGGTGAGTATAATATGACAGCTATCTATGGAGATAGAAATGGAATGCCTATAATAGGAACATTAAAAACAGTAAATATTTCACCACCTCCAGTGAGGGAAACATATTTAAGTAGTAATCCAATTATTCTACCGACAACATTACCTGCATTTGGTAGTGGTCAAGTATCATTCACTGTATTAGATGGTGATATACAGAGAATGTCACCAATGCCAACATATTATCAAATATGTCCAGTAATTCATGTAGCAGGTAAAATAGGTACAACTGCATCGACAGTAAGTGTAAATTTAGGATGGAATGGTACTCAATCTGCTGTAAGTGCGACAAGTGCATCTGTAGGGTCGGGTAATTACTGGACAGCATCTATAGTATCATCGCTAGCTTTTAACTCACCAGTTAAAGTAGGGGATACATTCGAAGTAAGGATAAATGCGAGTCAGACAGATGTTAAACTGGATTATTATGCAATCACATGCTATTTGGCTAGGTGTTCATGGGGTAAAAATGGTCAATTAATTAAAGATTTATTTTACGACTTTTCAACACCATCATGGCATACACTTACGCTTGGTGTGAATCCTGTTGGTTTAAATAATAATCCGGCAATGAGCATGGGACCGGGAATAGGAAGTGTCTCAATGACATATAGTGCTTCGTCAACTATGTATACATTCCCTGTTGCAGTTATGAATCAACCTACTCTTCCAACAGGTACTAACAGTTTTGGTTTATTGGCACCATATTTCGGTGATGTTGGTCTTAGAAATTCAGTCACATTTAACACTCATGGATTAAACCATCCTTATTATCAGAGAAATTCATATCCTTCAAAAATTACATACAGGGAATTGTTGAGGTGATACTATGGGGCTAACTGAAAGAGGTAAATGGACAAATAACTATTTTGACGAGCGTGGGAAAATAATAATAAAATCATTAACAGAAACAGGCAGACTTGTATTTGGCATAACAGGTACACCTGTTAATCCCACTAATCCACCAGTTGTAACAATATGGACAGTTGACCGTCACAAAATAAGCAATCAGTTGGGTATAGATAGAACAGTAGTCACATTTCAATTTGACACAGATGTATCAAGTTGGTCTGTAAATGTTATGGGTGCAGACCAAGGAACAGGCATAATAGCTGATAGTGGTGGAGCAGTAACAGCAGGAACAATAATAACTGCAACCATTGATTATTCTGAGTTATATCAAGAAGGATATAACAAGGTAAACATCTATGGTCAGAATGGAGCAGGATGGACTCCGTTTGAGTCAGACCCTAATGCACCAACTAGTACACGAGTCCTTCAATTAAATGGTATAAGCGACTATATATATACACCATCAATACCTAATATAACAGATGTATATATGGATGTTGAATTAAATGACGATGCGGGTACATTGTGGAACGCAAGGAACGGTAATGATAAACCTGAAATACAATGGGATGGAACAAAGTTTATATCCACATATGGAACGAGCCATTTTACAACATCCGAAACCGGAAGTACAGACCCAGTATATAATATAGCCATCCCCAAAAACAAAAAAGTTACTATCCATACATGGGAAACAACTGCATGGACACAAAGTACTTATAATTTTGGTAGAACAGGTTGGAGTAATTCAAATTATCTCAATATGAAGGTGTATAGTATTAAGTTGTGCAATGGTTCTACAATAGTCGCTCACTATGACATGTCAACAGGAACCGTACAAGACCAATCAGGCAACGGAAATCATGCTACACTAAATGGAGGAACATGGATATAACAATAGGAGGTGAATTTAATGTCATTAGCTATGTCAGATGTAATAATGATTTTACGCAGGCGAATAGGTGACACTGTAGCACCATTTACATATACAGATGATTTACTGTCAGGGTACATAGGTGATGCAGTAACACAAGTAGAGTTAGATTGGGAAAGAGGGTTCAGCGTTGACTTTGGATTATTTAATTTGCCAATAGCTAGGTCAGATGCAAACCTATTTTGTATTAAGGCTCACTATCTAATAAAGCTAAGTACAAAAGACCAAGCAGACAGAAATAACTTTAGAATGGTTAAGGGAAGATTAACCCTAGATAATACAAATCAATCTAAAGACCATAAAGATACACTTGAGTCAATAGAGAAAGAATATAAGCAAGTTCTATATCGTGCAAAAAATGGTGGAAGCCTAACTGGTGTAAGAATGGAGTGATATAAATGAATATACCTGAATCTAACCTTAGAAATATGCTGAACTCCATAAGCGGTCTTAACCATGTTTTAAATGAGACTCTGAGAATTTACAAGAACAACGAATCTGATTGTCCTGATTGTGGTTATGACCCAATAAGAAAAGAATCAACGAATCCATATTGCAACACATGTGATGGAACAGGAAAGATAGCAACGGAAATATTTTATGACATACCATCATCAATAGAGACAGCAGAAGATTTCACCTTTGATTATGGTCATGCAGGAAGACTGTTGGAGGGTGAAGTACTAGCGACTATTGATGTTAAAGAAATCAAAGAAGTTCTTAATACAGATGGTAAGTATAGTATGGATAATCAGATTGATATCAAAAACTTCCTAGACCAATATGAATACTATGAGTGGAAGGGTGGCAAATACATCGTAAAATCATTTCAAGCAGGGTATCTACAGGGTAATTTTTACGAGATAGCTGTCACTCTAAAACTAAAGGTGTGATTTCATGTATCAATCTAATATAGATGAACTTACTCAACATGTGAAGTCTAGATTTCAAAATATGTTTAAGAGCAAGGAACTAGAGGAAGCAGGAAGAAAAGCACATGAAATAATGTATAAGAATGTCAACAATAGAATGCAAATGTCGGGATATGACTATGAGCAGACAGGTAACTTTAGGGAAATCATGGCTGACGAGAAAAGAGGCTTTGACCCTAGAACAAACGCTAGTTCAATGAAAATAGGTGTTGGTTTAATAGGGGAAGGTCAAGGCTTGGAAGACCCAAGGTTCGGTTTGCGTGAAGAACAGAAGGTAGTCTTTTCTAATGGCAGATATAACAATTGGAAGACACAAGGTATACCAATGACACTTAAGGCTGAAAAACAAATGCCGAAGTGGATAGTTCTAGAGTTTGGTACTAGGTCAAAAGCAGACCCATTACCTAACCAATTTAAGATAGCATATACTCGTAGAAGTGAAAGAGACTTAATGTATGGTCCATCACTTAGTAATCCTAGTGGTCATAAGAAAAAGGTATTCGCTATGCTAAGTTCACAACAAGTAGACAAACTAAGAGGTAGCCATAAAGGTCATGGTGCATACAGTACTACACATCCGGGAACAAGACCGGGTCGTTTCTTTAAAAAAGGACTAGAAGATTCTAAAGTTCCTGTATTTGATGAGTTTGGTCGTGGTATACAAAAATATCTTGATGGGAGGTGAATAGTCTATGAGAACAACTAGACTTATAGAACTATCATTATTTTATAAATTGCAAGATGTATTATCGCAAACAAGAGTAAAAGAAAAAGCAAAAACTGCAAATTTTACCACATACAATCTTAAATATACTAATGTACAGACAAAATATCCGTTTACAGTATATGCAAATGGGTTGGAGTACAACAGTGGTAGCTATAATGTTGATTATGTAAATGGTGCTATAACATTTGTTACACCTCTTACATCATCAGATGTTATCGAGGTTAGCTATACATATTGCCCTATTAATATATATGACGAAACAATGAGTCCTCAGAGTTCAGATTTTAAATATCCTGCTGTATCTGTATATGAGTTAGATAGAGAAGATAAAGCATTCGAACTAGGAAACCCTAAAAAAGAAATGCACCCTACATGGGTAATTGAGGTATTAACTGAAAGAGGCGGGGAAAGAAATGATATAACAGATGATATCATGTCATTTTTCGAGGAAGGTTCAATACCTATCATAGACTACAACATAGCATTCCCTACAAATCAAGATGGTAGTAAGAATAACTCATTCAACGAAAACAGTCAAATAGTAGGATATATGTACTGCGATAGCATAAATTACCGCAAAGGCGGAAGTTTAAATATAGGAGACAAACCAAAATTTTTAACTGAGATTCTTGTAGATTTAACTATTTCTATATAATAGTATTAATCATTTAATTATAATAACAAAGGAGAGATTTTATAATGCCAAAAGCTAGTCGTGTAAGATATACTGGTACTGCACCATTTGTTGATGATGCACAAGCTAATCGTATTCAGGCACTAGGTAGTTCTTCTCGTTTAACTACAGAAGATATTAAAGAACTTGGTACATTGAATATCGCAGAAGTTGTTGACGATGTACCACAGGTGGATGTGTCAATTGACGCTAATGAAAACGGAACAAACGAATTACTTGGATTACTTTCTAATAAAGGGTTTGGTTGCCAAGTTGAAGCTGTAGCTAGTGGAAACAATGTTGGTTCATTAGCACTTAAAGTAAATGCAGGTCGTTACTATGCTAACGGTCAGTCAGTTCTATTCGAAGGTACTACTGTTACTGCTAGTGCAACAGGAAACCAATTTGTATACTTAGTTCCAAATCCTTCTAGTGCTGTTGTATCATCTAAGGTTGGAATCGGAACATCTGTTCCTGCCGGAAATATTCAAATCGCATCAATCAGCCCATCAGGAAGCATTGTAACTCAAGCTAATATCACTGATAACCGTCCTTGGGCAACTATCACTGCTAATGATTTTGAATTAGCTAAAGCCGACATTTTTGTTCCAGTTAAGCAATCAGGTGATGGTTCTAACGGTGTTTCTCGTACAATGTACATGGAAAGAGTATTTGCTAATAACATTGACTTGTCATTCCAAGTAAACGGTGTTGCTACTGCATCTTATCGTTTAGAGACTGACAATAAAAAGTGGTTCTTAAATAACGCATCACAAATGATGGTAGATGAATATAAATCTACTGGAACTGCGACACAAACATTAAGTGCAACTCCATATACATTAGCAAATGGAAATAAAGCACTTAAAGTAACTAAAAACGGAAGTGTGCTAGTAGAAGGTACTGACTTTACTATTTCAGGAACAACTATCACTTTCACACCAACTCCTACAAGTGGTGACATGATTAAAGTTCGCTATGTAGCATCAGGTTCAAATGGTAAGTTCTTCTCACCAGTTCCTACTCTTGAAGACCCACACCCTGATTTAGCAGGTGGTATTAAAGAAGGACAAATCGAACTGTACCTAGTAGATAAAGACGGTTCAACTGTTGATACTGCTCGTACAACTCGTGTTCAATCTGCTCGTATCTCTGTACCTTTACAGCGTGAGCCTATTAGTGAACTTGGAAGCATGTATCCATATGACCGTCCACTTTCATTGCCAATCAATGTATCTGTATCCTTAGAACTTAAAGATTCAGACCTTGAGTTAATGGCTCGTTTTGCAGGATACTCTAGCTTAACAGGTGTAAATGAAATTGCTCTTGACGACCTAGTTAAGAACAAAGGTTTACTTATCAAAATCTATCGTGAGACTGATGTTAAGCGTGCTAAGTTGCCTGCGGGTCATGTAGATAAATATGCTATCAAAACTATCTACATTAAGAACTTGATTCCACAATCTGAATCTTGGGATGTTCGTGTTGACAGCGATGCAACTCAATCATTTGAGTTTATGGCTCACAACTTCCAAGCTAGTGATAAATATTTGAACGCTAACCAAGTTCAATAATGATTTATAAGTGCTATGCTCCAATTTGGGGCTAGCACATACGTTGTATATAACAACTGAATACAGAAGGATTAACTTTTTAGGTGTAAAGGATTAAGAAGGAAAGGAGCGTTGCTATGAGCATGCATGAGGACAAAGAGCGTCTCAATCGTGCGGTCTCTAAGAGCATTAAAAAAGTCTTTAAGGACTCTTTATCGCTAATGGAGATGGCAAACATTGAGCCAAAGCAATTTGCAAAAATCAGGAAAATGATTCTCAGGTCAGGAAATGATGAAATTCGTAAAATGTCAGAAGAACTCGATAAGTATGAAGTGAAGTATACACCTCGCTATGACGAGCAAATTGAGTTTGACAACGAATAATCTATTAACCTACAAACCATGAGAGACATTTTCAATAATGTCTCTTTTTATTTTTCATTAAATTAAAGGAAGGTGCTAAAGGAATGGCAGAGACTAGAAAAAAAGAAAGTCAAGAAATGTCTAACAAGGAAAAGCGTGAAAAGATGGTAGAGGTTCAAACTGGTAAGCGTGTATTCGACACTGATAAGTATGGCTTATTGCAAATTCGCTATCCAAAGGTAGAAGAAAATCGTTTAGCAGATTGGGAATACTCAAAAGTGTTTCAACAAGCTGTCATGGATGACATTCCAACTAATCGTGAAATGGATGAAATGATTAAGCGGAAAAAGCTATGGACTAGCAAGGATGACGAAAAGATTGAAAAAATTCGTGAAGAAATCACAAAGCAACTCACATTGCTCTCTAAGATGGAAACAGAGAAAAACATGTTACCTATCGAAGCAAAGATTAATGAGTTGCGTGATGAAATGTTTGGATTACAACAAGAAAAACAAAAGTACTACAATAATACAGCAGAATCTAAAGCTGACGAAGCTAAAATGTCATTCTTAATTCATAAATGTACAGAATATGCTGACACTGGAAAAGCAGTGTGGGCTACATATAAAGATTTTAAAGAAGAAGAAGACCAAAATACTGTTAACTTAATTGTATATCAATTCTTAACATTTATTAATGGTCTACCTGCCGACTTCCTTATTGACCCCTCTGAGGTAGAGGAAGAAACAATTGAAGAGGAAGATAGTGTAGAAGAATAAGAAACATAGCTATACATAATCAAATATTAATAGGGAAGTATCTAATTGAATATAGTGAATGATAGCTAGGTATCTAAAAGGTGCTAGGCACACCATTATATAAAAACTGAATGATTTAGTAACTATGTTCAACCTTGCCCAACAATAAGCACCCTAAGATATTTGAAGTATAGCAACATGTTGCTTATGAAATACCTATACACTCCCTTAATTGCCTTAAACTCAGAACGGGGTTCTTAGAGAAATAGCTAGAGGGCAAGGGGAAGTCGGGGCAGAATGGAGAGCGAGATGGAACGCAAGTAAGAACACAGGTTCCCCATTATTCGGTGGTGTAGTAGCTGATTGGAACCCATCACAACTTGCATTATCATACTGGTTCTCATTCTATGATAGTATATTTGAACACCATGAAAGACCACCTATGAAGATAATCAATAATGATGATTTACTAGATAAGTGGGTACAAGATAAAAATAAAGAAGTTGAAAATCGTGCCAAGAAGAATGCCAAAGGATTAAATAATACTTCTAGAGGTGCATTAGACCATGAGGAAGTAATCATATTCGAAGATGCAGACGAAGAGTACATAGAAGAAGCAGAAGGTATAGATGGTAGTGATAACAACTTTACATTTGATGGTGTAGATTACGATTAATGAAGGGCTAGCTAAGGGGATTGGTTATGTAAATATGACTATTCCCCTGTTTTTATAAAAACGTATATTAATTTGAGGAGGGTATTAAATGGCTGACCAATTTAGATATGTCATAAATACAGAACTTAAGCTAAAAGCAGGTTCGTTAAACACATTACTAAATGATATTAAAGACATCGACAAACAAATTAAGGGGCATTTTGAAAAAGCAGGTGGCGGTGTTCGTGTACCTGTAACAGTTGATAAGGATATTACTAAACTACAGAGTGGTGTTAAAACTGTAGTGGAATCGTATAATAAAGGGCAAGCACCACATATTAAGATTCCTGTATCTATTGACGAATCAAGTATTAGACAAATTCAAAATAGAATAAATGCACTTAAAAATCAATTGAATAGCCTATCTAATGACAAAAAATCTATCAACCTTAATACCTCACTTAAATTAGATGAAGAGGAAAAAGCGAAGATTCAAAAGCAAGTTGGTGATACCAAGGCTAGTGTTGTAGTAGGTTTAAGACTCAACGAGCAAGATATTAAAGCTATTAAGGCTCAAATTGAGTCTATTAAGGCTGAGGTAAAAGCAACTGTAGTATCTAACCAAGGTCATCCAAGTGACATGCGTAGACTTCCTCCTAGGAATGAAAGAATAGCTACTCCTTCAAATGGCGGTAGAACATCGGGAAGACAAACAACTGCTGATGCTAAAAGAGACTACTATGAGTCTTATCAGTACTATCAAGAGAGAGCAAAAGCTATCAAAAGTCAAATTAAGGGTGAGCAAGAATTAAATCGCCTAAGAAGCGAACTTGATAGAGCGAGTAAATCCAACAAGGAAACTATGTATGGATATAAGGAAGATGGTAAGAAGTACAAAACAACCCCATCTGAATACACTAAGAAACTTGAAGATGATTTAAAACAACAGGAGACATTACTTCGTCAATTAAAGAGAACTCAGCAAGCTACAGAGATAGCTAGGCAGAAGATGGCTCAAGAGCCATTTATGACTCCTCAAGCCCAAAAATCTTCTAATAAGTCTAATAGCAAATTGACTGAGCAACAAAAAGTACAGCAACAAGTTCTCAAGGCAGAAGCAGAAAGAAGAATGCGTGAAGCAGAGCAACAACGCAGAGATATGGAACGATTGCAAGCTAGACTCGGTGAAATGAATAGAAGAGACCCTGCTACTTTCCATCCTAACTATGATGCTATTCAAGGCATTGATAGGGCTAGGGCAAAAAGTGCAATGGATAATCAACTTGCTCAAGCAAAAGCACAAACACAAGCATTAAAACAACAACAAGCAGAGCAAGCTAAGTTGCAAGCACAAGCTGAGAAACAAGCAAGACAAAACGAACTAGCACAACAAAGGGCAAATGATTATCGTGATGGTAGAGTTCGATATGGTGGAAACAAGGAGTATTCAGGTGTAGACCTAGAGCAAAGGCTTAAAAACCCTAATGTTAGTCTAGCAGATAGTATGAGCATACTGAACAACCAAATTCACCCTGCTAATCAAGCTGTGGCTAGAGCAAACAACCAAAATTTCCAAAGGGCATATACAATTAACTACCGTGATGATAATGGTCATATTCAATCAGTTAGGACATTGACTTATGAATATACCAATCTAGGTGATAAAGTAGAGCGTGGGGATAGAAGTTTCAAAGCATTAGCAGGAAACATGTTGCGTAACATTGGAGTGTATACTCTATTTACAAGTGGATTCTATGCTATGTCAAATGCTATCGGTCAAGCAGTACAACAAATGATTGACTTTGATGCTCAACTTGCTCAAGTAGGAATGATTACTCAGAACCTAAATACTGGTGCAGTATCAGATGCGTATAAGAGTTTTGGTAATGGTATCAATTCAATTAAAACTAACATCCAAAATGATGCTTTTAGCGTTGGTCAAAAGTATGGTGTAAGTACATCAGGAACAGTTCTACCTGTAGAATCTCAAGTATTAGCAAGAACAAACTTGATTACAGGTAAGGATGGAAAAATAGACCCTAAGATGCAAAAGCAAATGGTTGATAAAATCATCCAGTACTCAGCAGTGTCTACTGGTGGTAATGCAACAGCAGAGGAAGTAAGTTCAATTTCCCAAGATGTTCTTTCATTATACCAAGCTATGTACGGTGGAAAAGGCGACACTAGCCATATGGAAAAGACAAGTAAATTACTTGACTACATGGCTATTATGAAAGCAAAAGGTGTTAACACTAACGCTGTAACTGATGCAATGTCTGAATTGGCTCCTGATACTATCAAAAAAGGTATCAATCCTAAATTAGTAGCAGGTATGTTAGGTGCGTACAATCTTAGTGATACTGATGCAACTGGTGCTAATATGACACAAATTGGTAAGCTATTCTTTGGCTCAGTTGCAAAGCCAAACAACCCACAGGTTCAAGAAGCATTACAAATAATGGGTATTGACACATCTGCGAAGCAATATAATCAAAAAGAATTAGTAGACTTAATCATGAAAAAGTTCCCTGTTCTTAAGGAAGCAGAACAGTCTAGAGTAGCAATGGACTTGGCAGGATTAACAGGTAAGTCTCCTGCAATGACACCTAAGATGCTTAAGTTCTTAGAGGCATCATCATCTGATTATGTAAACCAATTTAATAAAGCAGATAAAGAAACTCCAAATGCATTAGAAAAGTCTTGGGACACATTCTCAGACACACTAAAGAGAAACTTCATGGATTTAGGTGAACAATTAAAAGAATTTGTTCAGCAATTAGCAAGACTTGGTGTAATGGATGTAATTGGAGGAGTTATTAAAGGTCTAACAGGTTTGCTAGGAGCAGTAAACTCAGTTTTACATGTTCTAACAAAACTAAGTGACGCATTCTCTGATAACAACCTATTCAATATTCCTAAGATGCTAGCAGAAGTTGCGGGATTCGCATTGGCATTCAAAGGCTTCACTGCTATCATGAATAAGCTAGCACCGGGATTAAGTGCATCAATGGGAGATTGGCTAGAAGGTAAAGTTGGTCGTAGAGGTGGATTTAGAGCAATAGAAGGTGCAATGCCAACTGTAGCTAATACTGCTACATCAGTTGTCCCTGTTGTTGGTGCTCGCACTAGAGCAACTCTTTTAAACGGAACTGGTTCATATGTAGCAAGCAATGCATTAATGACAGCTAGTACAATGGTTCCAATTGGTTCTAGAGATGTTAGAACTATTAATGGTTCTCCTGCGGGTCCAGTATTAATGGGTTCACGAGCATTAGAGCAAGCAAGGAGAGCAGAACCTACTGGCAGACTTAGAAATGGTATTGGTTCAGTCGGAAGATTCATGAACGAAGCACTTATGATTTCATCAATTAGAAGTGGTGGGGCAAAGCAGGTAGCAAGTAAAGCCTTAGAGAGTGGTAGCGGTGCTCTTAAAAACTTTATTGGTTGGATTGGCAAAGGTTTTGTTGCAATGAGACCATTCGCATTATTATTAACAAGGTTAACAGTTATTGGTGGAGTATTAGCAGGTACTATGTGGCTATTCAACAAAGCTGTTGAGAGTGCGAAAAATAAAGCAGAGCAAGACTATCAGAAGCAAAGTAAGAACCTAGCAGATAATTCTAAGAAGATACTTAATGACAAAGGTTTTTCTGACTCACAAAACAAAGCAATGGATAGTTTTGTAGCTGATAATCTTAAGTTTATGAAGGATAGCAAGAACGCATCTGTGATGGGAACTGACATGAGTTCAGAAGCTATTGCTAGAAACGAGAGAATCTCAAAAGGAAGAAACCACTTCAAAGACGAATATGGTTTAGAATTTATTTCTAATGGTAAAGGTGACTTTATCAAATATCATACTATTGACGGCAATGGTAAGATGTCTAAAAATGCTATTACTGCTAATGTAAATAATCAAGAGGACATGGATAAATTCGATAGAGTTAGAAAGAATGGTTTTAGAGGCGAGATTGCTACTGCTAAAGATGAAGCTAAGAATTGGGAAGTCAATACCGATTATGTAATGAAGTATAATGACGCATTAAATGAAACCAATGAATTAACAAAACAAATCGGCAGAGTAACTAAGATGTTGGGATTTAATCTTGAGGGCATAGATGCAAAATTCTTAGGTGCTACATCTACTGAGTCGTTAAAAGAGAAAATTAGTGCAACTCAATCAGGTATCGGAAGTATCACTGCTCAAAGGTCTAGATTAAGTGACATTAAGAGTCAAGTAGATACTAATATGAGTATGCTAACAAGTGACTTCAACAAACAAGTGTCTATAGCAACTGGTAAAGGTATTTCTCAAAAGCAAATAACTGACATTAAGAATGCGTATGAATTAGCCAAACAGCAAGGTAAGACTGATGATTTTATGGATGGATATGCACTTCCAACTGACACAGATGTTAAGAAGTGGAAGAAAGATGGAGCAAGCGATAAAGAGGTTAACAGCAAGATTGAAGAAGCACAACTGTTAAATGCTCTAGCTTCCATTATCATGAAAATGGCAGGACTTCAAGATGCACAAGATAATGTGACTGATGCATATATCCAAAATGAGCAAGCAATTAGACAACAAGAGCAAGCAATGAAGGAATATACTGCACAACTAATTGTTGCATCAACTGGTGTAGCTGTTATGGATGCAAAGATTTCTCAAATTAATAGTGCTGTTGGTATGGGTAGAGCAATGGTTGAAATGGCTGACCCTAACTCTAAGGAACAAATCTCTGCACAAGGAAGTCTAATGAAAGCATCTTCTCAATTGCTACAGGGATATAGAGCAGAACTAGATTCCGTTGGTAGCAAGATGTCAGAAATTGCTCGTCAGAATCCTAACCAAGACTTCTCGTTAAGCTATCTATACAATCCGGGAGAAAATGGATTAACTGCACAACAACAGGCTTACAAAGACCTACTTGAAAAGCAAACTCAAATCCAAGATAGCGTATCATCTACAACTACTGATGTTTACAGCCAAGCACAGCAACTTAAAGATATGGTATTAAACTCTGATAAGTATGCTGATGTATGGGAGAGAGTTCAGAATAGAGCACAGCTAGTCAAGGATGCTAATAAAGAAATCTTCAACATGAAAAATGACTTATCAATGGTTAACTCATTATCTAATATGAGAAGTGCTATAACTGGTCAACCAGTTCAAGAAGTAAGACAAAGTAAGCTAGAGTCAATTCGTGATAGAGGATTGGACCAATACGAACAACTCATGACAGCATTGAATACCTATAAAGGCGATGCTAAGAAGTTGAAAGAAGCGTATGCAGAAATCAACAAGACAATGGGCAGTGAGTTTGATAAGGCATTTATTTCTCCACTTAAAGACCTCATCAAGAATGATTTCAATGAAGCAGGCAAGAAGATTCTAGATGGTGCTGACTCATTGAATAAGATTCTTTCAGGTTGGGCTAAGTTCACTTTGGAATCAGCATCTAATCCTGATTCAGTAGCAGGTCAGACACAATCATTTGAAAATGCTATGAAAATTCCGGGCTATCAGGGTGGAGGCGGTGGAGGAGTAAGTAAAAATTCCTCATTCGCTGAGAAAGAGCAAGCATACCTTGAGCAATCAGGATATAAAGTTGGAACCAAAGAATATGCACAAGCAAAGAGACAGCTAGAAGCATCTATGTCTCATGAGGAACTTGTAAAACAAGTAAATGACAATGTTACTTATACTAAGAGTAACTCTGCTGTAAAAGACTATAGCAAAACTATTAACGGTGTCCTAACTGGTCAACTATCAGGATACGGTACAGAGTTTGTTAAGTACGGTGCTAAATATGGTATTGACCCAAGATTGATGGCGGCTATAGCAATGTCAGAAACAGGTGGAGACTCCTATGCATTAAGAACGAAAAATAATGTAGGGGGTATAATGGGTAAAGGTGGTCAGAAATCATATTCATCTATTAGTGCAAGTATAGCTGACCTAGCTAGAATACTAAAAGAGGTTTATTTTGACCAAGGATATAATACTATCCCTGAGATTCAATCTAAATATGCACCATATAACGCTAAGAATGACCCTAACCACCTGAATGACAACTGGCGTACTAATGTTGTTGACTTTTATTCAAGGCAGACAGGTATCTCTAAGAGTAAACTTATTGGCGGTGAAAAAATCACTACTAGTAGTGGTTCATCAAGTTCAAAAGGTGGTACATATGTTCAGGGTGCCAACAAGGACACTCAATGGGTAGCTAAACACTACACTAGCGGTGGATGGGGCTACACATCTAAGTTTAATGAAAACAGAGGAAGTTATCACCATGCAGGTCTAGACATTAACAAACCGGGAACATCAGATATGGGTGAAAATATTTATGCATTCCTAGGTGGTACGGTTAAAGAGTCTGGGTACAATAAGTATAGAGGTAACTATGTAAAAGTTAAACAGTCTGATGGTAGCTATCAATACTATGAACATATGATGAAGAGTCCAAAAGTAAAAGTCGGTGACAAAGTATCCGCAAAAGATGTTCTTGGTTATGTTGGTAACACAGGTGACTCAAGAGGTTCTCACTTACACTATGAAATGCACGATAAGAATGGTAAGGCTGTTGACCCTGAGAAATTTATTAACCAATGGAAGAAAGGTCAAGGACTAAGTAGTGGTAGCGGTCCATCTTTCTCTGCTAAAGACTCAGGACCAACTGCACTACAGATTCTAAAAGCGGCTATTAGTAGTCTTGTGCAATCTGTTAAAGCAGATAACCAAATGAGGTCTGCTAGCACAATGCAGAAGCAATACTACAAGGATGCGACTATTGCATA